GTTGGAAGTAAAGTCCGGTTTAAGATACCACAGAACCAAGGTGATCTTTTGAAAACACTCAGTGTAAAGTTCACTCTTCCAGCTTTGAGTAGTAGTATGGTGTATATAGAATCCGTCGGTCACGCACTCATAGAGTATGTAGATCTTATCATAGGTGGGACAGTTGTACAACGTCTCACTAGTGACTATCTACAGATATATTCTGAACACTATGTTACCCAAACGAAACAACAAGCTCTTGAACAGTTGATTGGAAAATATCCATTGAGAACATCGGATAAACTTGTTTCTCAAGTGACTGGTAACGCTGGTATAATTATTCACAATACACTTGGTTTGGGTACAGATGAAAACTTTTTTGTAGATCTTCCATTCTATTTTCATCAACACCCAGAATTGGCGATACCCTTGTGTGCCTTAAAAAATCAAGAAGTTGAGGTGGAATTTAAATTGAGGAACGCTCAGGATGTTGTTGTCAAAGTCACTGGTAACTATGAAAAACTTGAACAAGATGTAAATGTTTCAGATTTTAAGTTGTGTACAGAGGTTGTCTACATCGACTGTGCCGAGAGAGTGAAAATACAAAACACCAAGAGAGATTATCTAATTACCCAAATTCAACAAAATACATTCGATGTTGGTGTTGGTGTGAATGAGGGTACGTTCAAACTCGATTTCATAAATCCAGTCAAAGAATTGTACTTTGTTGTTCAGAGACAAGGCACTGCAGGGGATGGAGTTACACAGGGGAATTTCGTAACACCATTTGATTATGATAATCTGTACGCAGTCATAGATGATAAACTCATTCTTTATGAAAATCTCGACTACCTCACACTCACATTCGACGGTCAAGATATTATTACACAGGATACCGGAAATGTTCTGTTTCTCAAAGCTATACAGGCGGCGATTCACCATTCTAAAACGCAGTTGATTCGAAGATTTTATTCATACAGTTTTGCACTTCAACCAGAGGAGTGGTATCCAACAGGCCAAATTAATTTGAGTCTGATAAAAGAACAACTTCTCACAATGAACCTAACAAGTAGTCCTGATTTTGCACGCCAAATTCGTGTATATGCAGAGAGTTATAACATTTTACGCGTAAGTGAGGGAATTGCGGAAACACTTTTTAACGTTAAATATTAAAGATGAATATGCAAACTGGTTTCGGGGAATCCCAGATGGCGGAAGAGTATGTTAAGAGTATGATTGATATTCTCCTACCCGTGATGGAAAAGGGTATGTTATTCGCAGTCGAATATTCAAAAGCTTGTGGAAGAGATGTTGTACTTCCAGAAGACATGGAATATGCAATTAAGTATTGTGCAATGTATACAGTTGGTCAGGATATTGGTACACTTTTCCCAGATATCTATGATGAAGAGGAGTCGGATGAAGATGACATCGAAGACGTCCCAGACAAGGACTGCCCACCCTTTGAAAGATACACAGGAGATGATGAACGCTTCATCCTCATGAACCAGGCGTATGATCGTTGGGAATCTTGGATTCCTCAAAATCCGACAGAACAGATGTTAAAAAATGCTATTAATAGTAATGAGCACCTCGGAGCCTGAAGCATGGTCATTCTCTGAAGATAAGTTTAAAAAGTACGAATCTGAGAACAGCTCTAGTGAAGAATCATCTGATGATGAACAACTCTTCTCAAAAACAAGAACAATCAAAACAAAAAAGTTTAAAAAAATGGTAAAAAAGGAGAAACTCTCATTCGAATAATTTTCTCAGGATAGTGTATAATATACACAATGGAAGCTGCTCGCACCCAAGCCGTCGAAACCGTCAACCTCGTTACCCAGGAGCTCGAGACCCAGTCGCTCAACGCGATCGTCGCGGGTTTCTCCTTCGCCGCTGCTATGTCCTGGATGGATCTCGTCCGCTGGGTCATCAGCCAGGTGATCAAGGTACCCAAGAACGGTGGTACCCAGTACACCCTCACCGCGATCCTCACCACTCTCCTCTCGATCGCTGTCTACATGATCGTGTCTCGCGTGTCCACTCGCGTGTCCAAGCCCGCTCAGCCCGTCTTTGCCATCACCCGGTAAGTTCTTTTGGACTTCCCAGACATTAGGGCTATCAATATCAACCCGAAAACTATGACGATACCGACATAGATTTTCCATTTATAAGGATCCTTTTCAGGGATGCTTATAGATGTCTTCTCTTCAACCTCCTTCTCCTTCTCATCCTCATCCTCCAAGGAAACTTTTGGTAGATTCTTTAGTTTATCCGTAGAACATGTAATTTCAAATTTCAATATATGTTCCTGATTCATAAAATCATAAGGAATCAATCTTCCGTGACTCATATAGAAAAATTCAACGTGAATGTCCTTGATGTATTTTAGGGGACCGGTGTGAAAATGATGTGTAAGAATATCATCGGCACCGTTAAAGTTTATAAAGTCTGAACCATCCAATAAGATGTGACCAGTATAAAATGGTGTTAACGTGTATACACTTTGTGTAAATTCATCTGATCCACTCGAAAGTTTCATAACGAGTGTATTCGGTCCTACAAGATTGACAGCACCCGAAGTCAATACATTACTCGTCGAAGCATAATCATTTGAACCGAAACCGAGTACTTGGTTCGGTGTTGTGGTCGTAGATGATTCTTTAAGGTATCCGTTATCTCCTGTGTAAAATTCAAGTGTGAAAGTGTTTGATGTACCAACATTTGAAAATGTCAATCTTTTTGTGTCTGTGTCAAAATTGACTTCACTAATATTGGAAACGGGTGGGGCGAGTTCGGCTTCGAGATGTGTAGCTAAATCACCACCAGTGGGATAATCAGCGTTCGTCAATGTAACAGTTTGTCCATCTACACTGAAAGTGTTATTGGTTGCACATATAGTCAATTGTGGTGTGGGAATACGAGCCGACACAAGTTTGATTTCGGACACATCATAGATTGGATTCTCTAGGGTAATGACATAGTTATTCGGATTCGAATATGTGTTGGAATAGGCGTCAATTACATATGTACCTTCACTATCATAATACGAATTTGATGCGACAATCTCGACGCCGCGCTGACTACTATCGATAGATAGGTTATGTACCTTCATTAAAATATAGGGATAATATTTTAATGACTGTTTTCGTCTACATACAAAGTATTACTGGTAAAGACCGTGTGCAAGGGGGTTGTTCTGGAGCTGCCTCTTAGCCACATCCAGGTTTCTGGTGTTAGGGTTCTCGTTACCCTTATAGGCATTGAACTGGTGGAAAGGTTTCTGTTGATAGTTTTGGGTCCACGCACCATTCGCAGCACTCACACGACCATCGACACGAGTTGTGTCTGTCCGAACCGCAGTGAGGGCGCCACCCTGCTTGAGTGCAGACTCACGAACGTTCATACGACCAGCGTTACCCATACGGTTAGGCTTGCCACGACGATCCTCTGGACGGAAACCATACCTCATGAGTTGCTCATTCGTCTTCGCGGTCACCTGAGCAGCAGCACTACTGGTGTACGCACCGTGGTGGCTATGAATACCTGGGGCGGGTCGGTTGTAATACTCATACTGCATATCATTGCGATCAGTCTTGAAACGTGTAGGATCCTGGGACATTGTTTGAGCGGAAACGAAGCGTTTAGCCCCATTGAAACCTAAACCATCTTCGCGAAGACCAGTCTCCGAGCGGTTCGTGGTACGCTTGGTCCTTTCGTGTTCATTGCGAGGCACAACACCCGACATCCCCTGAGCGCGGCCAGGCATAGTAGGCAACCTGGATGGAAGGTACGCAGTTGTCTCCGGTTTGTTATGGGTGAGCTCACCAACCTTAGCCGAACGGCCACCAGTGACATCTCGAGCTGGACCAGTACGCCCTGGGAGAGTGGTCAACCTGTACGCACCAACATTTACGGGGTTGACCCTAAACATCTGCTGATGACCCCCAACGGCGGGAACATTGGCACCCACACCGAGACCTGGACCAACAAGTTGCTTTTCAACTGGAGAAAGATTGTTCATTCGACCGGTATCATACATACGGTTTCGCATGTTCAAGACTTCTTGACCACCACTTCTTTGTTGCTTAGAAATGTCGGCAAAGCTTTCCATTTCTCGTTTACGGGGAACTTCCATCGTTGGTTCGAAATTTGTAGTTTCGACAATTTCAGGAGTCTTTATGACGGGTACTTCATTATCAACCTTAGGTGGAACTGATTTAGTACTTAAGTTGCGTCCAGCGTACACGAGACCGGCTACAGCCATAAGTGAAATGGGATCAGCCATTCTTACTTCTTACCTACATTTTTATTAACATATCTTTGCTGGAAAAGACCGTTCTGGAGTTCGGCCCGTGTACTCGCAGGTTCATATCGAATCGTGCGAAGGGGGGTCTTGCACTCCATGTTGGACAGTGGGAACAAGTTGCGCTCATATGTCTGAACGATATTCTTGTTGAAACGGGAAGTCGATTGGGGACGAAGTTCATCACTGGTATTGATGTACTGAGCTGGAGAACCCTTACCCGCCTTGTAGGGGGCGGTACCGTACAACATGGTGTTGGGTCGGCAACCACCACAGTTTAGGGTACTGGGCTGAGGATACACGAAAATCTCGTCAGTCGCCTTGACGGGAGGGACGGCCCCCTTGTTTTGAACTATGGAAAGACCAGGTTGGAGCTGATACGCCATTTATTATTACACAAGAATATTAATCTATCTCGCAAACATTCCCGATCGCTTATCTCCATTGGGAGCGAGACCCGAGAATGCCTCGAGTTGGACACCACGGGCATCTGGGCTACAGAATTGTGTGTCACTCTTACACATCGGACCATTCTTGGGACCATAAAGCCACTCAGCGAAAGCTGTCTGATCTCCTGGAATTTTAGTTACAGGGTTTGAAATAAATTGACGCTCTGCAGCATTTCTAAGATACTTGGGCATTGGTGTACGGGATCGCCCAGAATCATAAGGGATGCGATCACTGATATAGTTGTTCACGAATGGCTTCACAGTGGGGTAGTAACAAGCCTCTAAACGATTGGGGGCGTCAGTGTAATCT